GCTTCTGCCCGAGATGACCAAGGTACACTGCCTGTCCCACCTCGACCGCGACACCCAAGAACATCTCATCCATGACCCAGCCTCAGTCACTCCCCTCGAAGACACCCTGCGAAAACTCCAGGAAGCCGACATCCTCTGCGGCCATAACGTGATTGGCTTCGATATCCCGGCCCTCGGGAAGCTCTACCCCTGGTTCGCACCGAAAGGGAAAGTCCGGGACACCATGGTCTGGGCCCGGGTCGCCTACCCTGACGTCAAGAACCAGATTGACTTCGCCCTCTGGCGGAAGGGGAAGCTGCCTGGGAAGCTGATCGGCAGCCATAGCCTGAAGGCCTGGGGCTATCGCCTGGGCGTTAACAAGGGGGACTTCGGTGAGACAACCGATTGGCGACACTGGACCCCGGAGATGTCCACCTACTGCAAGCAAGACGTGGTCGTGACCCACAAACTGGTCCAGCACCTGGAGAAGCTGGGGATTCCCGAGGAGTGCCTGGAGCTGGAGCATCAGGTCCAGACCATCATCAGCCGGCAGGAACGGCACGGCGTGGGCTTCGACGTGGCCAAGGCCCAGGCTCTCTACCGTGAAATCAAAGGCAAGCAGGAGAAGCTGCTGGCTGAGATTCAGAAGAACTTCAAACCGTTTTGGACTGCCAAGGCCTCCGACCGCCTGAAGCCTTTCGTCCCGAAGAAGAACAACTCCACGATGGGCTACATCGAGGGGGCGGCCTGCACCAGGGTGAAGCTGGTGGAGTTCAACCCCGGATCGGCCCAGCATATCTACCAGTACCTCATCAAGCACTTCGGCTGGAAACCCACCGAGTTCACCGAGAAGAGCCTGGCCAGCCCCTACATCCAGAGCCTGACCGGGAACGAGCATGAGCCCAAGATCGACGACGTCATCCTGAAGGCCCTGCCTTTCCCGGAGGCCAAACCTCTGGCCGAGTACCAGATGCTGTGCAAGCGGCTCGGGCAGCTCTCCGAGGGTAAGCAGGCCTGGCTGAAGAAGGTCACCCCCGCCGGCAGGATTCATGGAAGCGTCAACACCAACGGCGCGGTATCAGGGCGGATGACCCACTTCGACCCCAACCTCGGCCAGGTCCCGAACAACCACGCACCCTACGGGCCCGAGTGCCGGGGGCTCTTCATCGGTGACCTGGTTGGGTGCGACGCCGAAGGCCTGGAGCTGAGATGCCTCGGGCATTTCCTGGCCAGGTACGATGGTGGTTCATTCGGTAAGGCAGTGGTTGAGGGTGACAAGGCCCAGGGCACCGACGCCCATAGCATGAATGCCAAGGCCTTGGGATGCACCCGGGATACCGGGAAGACCTATATCTACGGGCTTATCTACGGAGCTGGGATGGAGAAGTTAGGTTCCATCCTGGCAGAAGACGACAACTACAAAGACTTCTCTGGTAGCACAGAGAAGCTCGGGAGGAATACCCATAAGAAGCTGATGGAGAACTTCCCAGCACTCAAGAAGTTGACTGATGCAGTCAAAGAAGTAGCCAAGACCCGCAAGTGGCTGAAGGGATTGGATGGTCGCAAGGTTCCCTGCCGGTCACCGCACTCCGCACTGAACACCCTGCTCCAGGGGGCCGGGGCCCTGGTCATGAAGAAGGCCCTCTGCATCCTGGACGACGCCCTGCAGTACTGTGGCTACACCCCGGGGACCGACTACGAGTTCGTCCTCAACATCCATGATGAGTTCCAGGCCGAGCGGCTCAACCCCGAGGTCGGCAAGGAGTTCATCGGACAACTGGCGAAGGATGCCATCACCGCTGCCGGCGACTACTACGGATTCCGCTGCCGGCTGGATGGCGAATATAAACTGGGAATGTCGTGGGCTGAGACCCACTGAGGAGGAAGCATGTGCATAGAACCGAGCGCAGAATGGAGCCCCACCGATGATGAAGACTGTGGGTGGAAGACTTACGATGACATGACCCCCGAGGAAATCCTGAAGGAGAACATCGACAACTACATCTGTACTGTCCGAGCGGACGCTGAACGGGATGCCGAGCTGAAGTACAAACGGAAGATCGACCTCCTGCAGAAGGAGTGTGACATGCACATCCAGGAGAAGTCCTCCTTGATGGAGACCTACACGGCCGTCAAGCAATACACTGAGTTTCTGGAGAAGAAGATTGATACCCTGAAGGAGAAGAGCTGATGGCCCGGGTAGCCTCCATGCGGGAGGCCGGCCCGATGGTCCTGGGGTTCTGCGATGAGGTCGATGCAGGAGAGACCCATTCCGCCTTCCTGATGATGGCCCCCATCAACGGGGACCACCCCTATGCGGCCTGCGGACTTATCTCAACTGAATTACTCGATCAGCACTACCCCTTCGTCTTCATCCTTACCAATCAACAACTCGAAGAAATGCTGGAGGAAATGTAATGAGACAATGTAACCGTTGTGCCCGCGAGAAATGCACCATCATCGGCAAGAACCGCTACCCGGAAATGCGCGACAAGCACCGGCTCTCCGCATCTGAGATGGCCGGCGACTGCAAGCAGTACATCCCCATCAAACCCATCAACATGATCGGGAGGAAAAAGTAATGGTCTTGGAGATACTGGCACTCATCGTATGCTTTTTCATCGGATTTACTTGGAGGAGATAAGAAATGGGAGAACACCAGCACAAGAAGAACCAGCGTCTGTGGGATGGCCTGCATGAGTTCAGCCCGAAGTGCTACACCTGCACCTTGATCGAGACCGACTACTGCCTGGGCTGCCAGGGCAACGGCAGCGGGGAGTTCGACTTCTATACCGGGCCCGATGAGAACCTGGCTGCCATCGAGGAGGAGGAGAAGCAACAGTCCATCCTGTGCGATGGGTGCTGCTACCAGGACGAACTCTACCCGACCCAGTGTATGTACTGCATCAACAACTGCAACTACGAGGAGGCTGATTAATGTTCTCTGGAATACTGACCGCACCACTGCCACACCTGATCGGCATCACCGGCCGGGCCCGCTCCGGGAAAGACACCCTGGGCTCCGAGTTCTCCCAGCTTGCCGGCTTCTACCCGATGTCCTTTGCCCTCCCGCTGAAGATGGCCCTGATTGCCATGTTTGGCTGGGACCAACGCCACATCAACGGTGAACTGAAGGAGGTCGTAGACCCTGACTTCGGCATCTCCCCGCGGGTGGCCATGCAGACCCTGGGCACCGAGTGGGCCAGGAAGCACATCAGCCCTGACATCTGGGTTAAGGTCATGAAGAAGCGGATCGCCGAGAGTCCTCACCCGCGGATCGTCATCACCGACGTCCGCTTCAAGAACGAGGCCGACTTCGTCCGGGAGAACGGGGTGCTGATTCACGTCGTGCGAGACATGAACTACATGGTCGCCGAGCATTCCTCGGAGGAAGGCATCTCCCCAATCGGCGGGGATTACGTCTTCCGCAATGACGGCCCGATTGAGCGTGTCCGCGGGTATGCCCAGACAGTACTTGAGCATCTCCATGAGAAGGCGAAGAGATGCCTGAAGGATTAACGGCCCTGGTGGACTTCGACATCCTGATGTTCAAGTTCGCCTGCAGACATGAGAAGAAGTGGTGCTGGCCAGATGAGACAACCTCAACCTCACTTGACCTCGACGTAGCCAAGACCGATCTGGACGAGTTCCTGATTGACCTCCAGCTCACCCTCAATGCTACAGACCTGCTGCTCTGCCTGACAAACGAGTATAATTTCCGGTACGTCGTCCTTCCCTCCTACAAGCACAACCGCCAGGACAAGGAGAAGCCTGCCCTATGGGCCGAGCTGCGCCAGTACGGCATCGACAACTATCCCTCGAAGACCAAGAAGTGGATGGAGGCCGACGACGTCATGGGCTACCTCGGGTCGATGGACCCCGAGCATTACATCATCTGCTCGACCGACAAGGACATGAAGACCATCCCCTGTCAGCTCTACAACTGGAACAAGGACAAGGCCCCCAAGCGGATCAGCCGGCTGGAGGCCGACACCTGGTTCTGGATGCAGGTGCTGATGGGGGACTCCACCGATGGTTACCCTGGCTGCCCGGGGGTTGGGATAGCCGGCGCCAAGAAGCTGGTCACCGAGTGGAACGACCAGTTCGTCGCCAGCCTCGACTATGAGGAGCTGGTCTGGGAACAGATCGTCAGAACGTACCAGAGCGCCTCAGAGAAGAGATGTCTCAAGACCTATGGTAAGTATCCCCTCACCGAAGAAGATGCCCTACAGCAGGCCAGGGTGGCCAGGATACTGCGGTATGGGGAGTACGACTCCAAGAGAGAGGAGGTGAAACTCTGGTCACCAAATAGGAGATAGCCATGTGCTGTTCAGGAAAATGCAAGTACGAGGACTACATGGGCGACTGCCGGGTCCGGGCCAATGAGCCCTGGCCCAAGGATGCCCTCTGCTCTGACCCCTACAACGAGGAGACCTACGATGGCTCAGATGATTTCGACACGCTGTTTGAAGTGCAAGACTAAGTTCTACCTGATCGACGGTGAAGGGGACTGCCCCCAGTGCAATCCCCAGGAAGTACCCACCAAACCGCCTGAGAAGCCCAAGGCGAAGCCCAAGGCCGCGGCGAAGGGTAAG